GCTCTAGCTCTTTGGCTAATTGTGCTCTTGAAATAGCCATTAGTTAGCCTCCTATGCTAAACCGGCGCCTTTTTGGCCGTAGATTGAGTTCTGAATAACAACAAGAACGTTGGTATTCGCCGTAGCAACATCTGAATTTTCTGGGTCACCAGAAATATCAATTGCTTTAAGTGGCAAGCCTGCTGTGGTTGCACCCGTGGTTACGTCTAGCTCAGCGCCAGATTTGCCAGTTACAGTGCTTCCAGAACTGGTGTACACGATATCGAAGTTGCCGAACAAGTCAGCAATTGGGAACGTATCATCAGCTTGGATTTCATACACAACATTCGGATCATCGATAATGAAAGCGATGATGTCCGAAGCATTAGTGCTTGCGGGGTAGAAGTTGCTGAACACTTGTTCCTTGGTAGTAGGATCAGTGTATTGACAACCGTTGAACACACCAACGATAGGCACAGTGCCTCCGTCTGCGTGAACCTCTACCGTACCACCAGTAACCTGGGCAACCATATCTCCTTGGAAGATAGCAGTTCCATAGTTAGCGGCGATCCGATATCGGCTTTGTCCACCAGTATAGGGGGCACCGCCCACCATACGAACTGGACGCATTCCAAAAGCGGCATCTTGATTAGCCATTTTTGAATCTCCGTTTTAGTTAAACACAATCAAAAATGAGGTCATTTCTTCCCTCGTCCAAAAGATACCTGCGTCTTTCTCTCGTTAGAGATTGGCATGGCAGGATGCTCATCCTTCATCAGATCGTTATCAACAGCATGCATCTGTTGGTCGGTCTGCTTAGCGAAATAAGCATTTCTTTCTTTGACGGTTTCCTCAGGAATCTTAGCAAGCATCAGCCCACCAACACCCACAGTGCCGGTATGGTTGCCTTCGTCGATGACGGGCAAGTCATAACCTTCAATTTCGCTAGGATGTACAGGTTCGTACCCCTCACGGAATCTCATGTGAACATTGGTTTTGTCTGCTTCTCCACGGATGTGGGTCCGCAGCCACCGATACTGCATCCCAGGGGGCGCGTCAGGAGTTTCCAATGCTTGAGGCGGCTTCCATGGTTTACGCGCAGCTTTAGCCTCGCGGCTTCCGCTACTTCTTGGTGTTCTATTAGAACCCTTTATTTCGTCACTCATGATCTTTGCAGCCTCATTTTCTGTTTTGCGTATTCTTTGAACGGTACACCGAGTTTCCTAGCTAATTCCTGTTCGCTCGGCAACAGTTCAACTCTACGAGAGTTTTGATTGCGTCCAGTTCCAGTCGTGCGCGATCCAGAGACAACAGTTTGGACGGGTTTTTGGTTGTCTCCCGCGAAATTTTGCTCGTTAAATTTGTGTGGCAGTTCTTGCCTCATGCGAGCATCAATTTGAGCGTAGTATTCATCAGATTCTAAGTCAATACCGCTACTTACAAGATCTTCGTGTATAGCAAAAGCTACATTTGTCATGACCTTGTCTCTGCCGAACCACTCGTTTTGATTTGTCCATTCGACAGCTTTGTCTGATGGCTCTTGATATGCAGGCTCCTGTTGATAAGCAGGATTGCTTGCTTGCTGTTGAGCAAGCTCTTGCTGCTGAGCTTCTGCCGCAGCTTGCTGCTCAGACCACTTTGCATAATCAACCTTGTATTGCTCAAGATCACGTTGATATTGAACAAGTGCGTTTCGATCCGCTTCAGCCTTTGCAAGCAACTGTTGAGCATCAGCCATAGCGTCTGGGTCGCCAGACTCATAAGCTGACTTCAAGTGGCGCTTGGCCGCTTCAGCCTGAGTTTCAACGCGAGTAGCGAACTCATCACTGTAAGTTTCTTGAATCTTTAGGTTCTGTTCAGCGCCAGCAGTTTGAGCATGCTTCATTTGAGACATGAGAGCTTCGTTCTGCTCTTGCAATTGCTTAGCGTACTGAAGCGCCTGCAACTCTCTGCGCTGATAGTCTTTGGCTTGGCCTACAGCTTTATTGATGCGTTCCTGTGCAGAACGTGCTCGGCGCTCTGCCTCAGTAAGCTCTGGTTCTGAATCAGTATCTGGCGAATCAAATTCTTCTCGAACAGAATCTTCAGTAACAGGCTCAATGGATTCAGCCTCTTCTTCAGAAAACTCAATAAAAGTAGATTCTTCTTGAACCTCTTCCTCAACACGCTTGTGTTCAGGTAGAGCAGCCTTGTTTATGTTTTCGTCATCAAGCTTTGATAACGCTTCACTCAACGTTTCTTCGGACATTTTGTTTCACCTATGCAGACTTAATATCGTCTGGGTTAAGAATGGTTCCAATCACTTCATCGTCGTTGATGATTCGCACTTCATGATCATCCTCAAGGGAAAACCTAGCGCCTGCATAACGACCAATGAGCACCCAATCACCTACCTCGCACCACGGTTCGTCGCCAAACTTCTCATAGTCTTGATAGGCTAATGGGCCCATCTTCATGACATAACAAACAGAAGTAGCAAGTTTTTCTTTATCTAGTGTCGATTGGATTAACTGTATACCGCCATCTGTCATGCCCTTTCCCTTGTAAGGAAGTACTAACAAACGGTAGCCAGTTGGGTTTGGCATTCTTTCAACCAAAGACTTGTCTAGCACAGACGGGTCTAAAACCCGTTCATCTTCATTCACATATGCATCCGTAACGGACGGTTTTGATGCGATGGTATCTAATAATAGATCACTCATCGAGGGGATCTCCTTCAAAATGCAACGCTTCTTTTAGTTCATCACGAAGGGTGCGAAGCATTGATAACTCACCCATCGCAAATTTGTAGTCCTCCATATCCTTGATATTGCCAGAGGTTATGTAATCAACATGAGATTCCTCATACTGATCTATCTTCTTATAAATGTAGGCCGCGAGAGATATTGAATCCATTTATCTGCTGACATAGTAAGGTTCGTTAACATCATAGTTAATCATGCTGCTGCCGGGATTGTCGCCTGGGCCACGGCCCATAACTGGGACTGCATAAGGCCTAGGTGCTGGCCTATTAGGCTCAGGCCTCTGCACCGTCTCAAATACAGGGTCGGGCCTAGGAATATATGTCGGGAAAAAGTCTGTTGGCTGTGGATTGGATTGAGCCATACCTGCATAAGGCGCCAACGCCTGCATGGGTGCTTGCTGACCGTATCCACCAAAGGTGCTACCAGGCGGTTGAGGTGGCGGTCTAAAGCTTTCTGCAAAACTTGAATCAAAAGACTGACCAACAATGTTGCTGGGAATCAATGAATCTGGTGTGCCAAGGTTTGATGTTGGCGGAACATACCTGCCTTCCATCTTAGGTGGAGGAGGAGGAGGTGTCATAATAAATTTGGTGTGCGCTAAATTTATTTGATCTTTAGGCAGTTGAATATTGTACTTCTTGCCTTCCTCACCAAATATGCCCGTCTTATCAACAAAGAAATCGTCATTGATTAGATTTCTTCTTAGTTTATCTGGATCCATCACGCCAGAGGCGAAAAGCGGGCCAAGCATGTCTGAGCTTAAATTGCCTATAGGTCGTCTAGCTTCTTCTTTCGGCTTAGGCATGGACTCAAGCCATTCATTGTATTGTTCTTCGTAAGACTTCTCGCTCATCTTTAATACCCCATTCCGCCACCGAAGCCACCGAACCCACCGAAGCCACCGCCATATTGGGGCATCGGGAATCTAGGTATACGCTGTTGTCCGCCGCCATATGCTTGTTGGAACGCTGGCCCGCCCATGCCATAAGGCATTTGACTGCCGAATCCTGGACCGCCATAGCCTCCTCCGAAGCCACCGCCGTATGGTGGTCTTGGAGCCATAAAGCCCCCGCCGAATCCACCACCGAAGCCTCCACCGAAGCCTCCACCAAATCCACCGCCATATGAAGGTTGTGGAGGAGGGAAGCCGCCAAAGCCACCAAAACCGCCAAACATTGGTGGTTGCTGGTTAAATCCACCACCGAACCCACCATAGCCACCACCAAATCCACCTCGGCCACCGTAACCGCCGCCGAAAGGACTCCCGAAGCCACCGCCAAACCCACCGCCGATTCCACCGCCTTGAGGAAGAGAAGAGCGATAACGCTGGTCCATCACCGTTCCACGTCCTGCCATATCAGGCATGACCACCGTAGTAGTCGTGCTGCCTGGAGAAGAAGCAGAGCCGCCAAATTGCGTGGGGTCGGTGTTGTACTGCTTCGCAAGCTCCAGAGCCTCTGGGTTTTGCCCGTAAAAATTACTCATGGCGTTAGCGTGGTTTGCAGAATGTGCGCCACCAGTTCTGTTTTCGCCTGTAACTGGGTCTTTGAACATCCTCATCATTTGATCTTGCATACCTGTCTGCATTGCTGGCGCATCAAAGCCGCGCTGTGCAAGCAACTCTTGCAACGATGGGACCGTAGAGCCGCCTCCCATCTGACCGAATTGCTGACCTGTATTTTTAGGTCTATAAGGCAACGCCTTCATAGTTCCCGCTGGGCCTCCAGGCCCCCGCGTCCGCGGTCCGCCAAAGCCACGATTACGCATAGCGTCCAGCATCCCTAGGCGTTTGAGTTCTCCCATCGACCCAAGCGAGCCGTCTAATGGCACTAAGCTCATATTCTTTACTCTTCTTCAGAAGAATCGTCTTCTCCTGACTCTTCTACAGCTTCGGGTTCGATGACTTCTTCAACCACCGCCTCAGGCGCTTGATCAATCTCTTCAATAGACTCTTGTTCTGTTCCATTGCGTAAAGCCTCTTGAGCCTTGTTGACGGACTTCTGAACTGCCGCCATCTTCTGTCTTACTGAACTCATTGTAAATCTCTCTATCGATTACCGAAAAAGTCTTTCGCCATATTCTCTGCAGTTTTAGCCATTTGGGCTGATCTCTGCAAGTCTATTCGTTCACGAGCGACTCCGTCCTTCATCTCAGCTAACTCGCGCTGCAGATCCATTCGCTCATCCGCCATGTCGGCAGTGTTATCAATTCGCTCACTTTCCAGATTAATTCTTCTATCAGCTTCTTCAGCCTTACGCTGCAGATCAGCTTCTTTGATATCAAGCTCACGGTCACGCAATTCGACCAGAGGATCATTCTGCTGTGGCGGTGCAAGATCTTGAGCCAAATCTTCCATGATCTGCGTTGTGATCTGAGCAACCTTGTCTTCCATAATCACCTGCATCTGCTGTTGCATCTGCTGCATTTGCATCTGAACCTGCTGCATCATCATTGGGTCCATCTGGCCTTGTTGCTGAGTCTGCTGCATTTGCTGCTGCATCTGTTGAATCTCAGGGTCTTGTTGAGCCATTTCACGCGCCTTGAAATCAACGTGCTGATAGATGTGCGCCTGAATCATGCCAGCCACAGGGCTTTGCCCAGGCGGCATCGCAGAAACGATGGGAGACTTCAATAACGTCAAATGCGCCTGTATGTGGGCGTCGTGATCCTGATCAGGAAAAGCTTGTGCTGGCTGACCCTGCAAGAACCCAGCGTTCTCCATGGCTGGAGACATAGGCTGTGGCTGTGGAGGTGGAGGCAACAACTGCTCAACCTGCTGCACGCCCATCGCTTCGTACATGCGACGATACGCCTCGTACATGCCTTGCGGCCCATGAATCTGCGGGTTCGACTGAACCATTTGCATCATCTCTTGGGCAAGCATGACACGTTGACTCATGGAGAAAATGTTGGGGTCAGAGACAGGAATGATGTCGATTCGGTCATCAAAGTCCTGCGCCATCAACTGCTGCTGGCCACTAGCGATCTGGTATGGATATGCTTTGATCGGTGAGTCTTTGATCACTCGCGCAAGAATATTGAACTCAATTCGCTGGCTGTAGTGCATGCGCTTGTGTATCGCGCTCATCACACGGCTACCACGCTCAAGAAGCGCAATCGTTGTGCCAACAGGCGCCTCTTGGTTGCCATCACCAACCTGCATATCGCCAACAGAAGCAAAGCGACGGCCTGCTTCAACCAGCATGCCCAGCAACTGCAGCAGTGTGCCGCTTGGTTCCTTGAACGGTAGAGGCATCAACGCATCGCGCAATGACCCACCAGGCGCATCCATGTCTCTGAACTCACCAGGCTGCAACGGCACATCATTATCACGGATACGAATGCCACGAGCCTTGAACCCTGCGGGCAGGTTCGCCAGCGTACCGGCATCAATCAACTGGCGCAGAATCGAGGTGGATGCCTGAGACAATCCACCAATCATGTGAGTCAGACCAAAACCATAAAAACCAACACCTGGCAGAAACTTGTAATGCACAAAATAGTCAATGCGACGGCGCATAATGTCCGCTTGGACATAGTTCCTGCGAATAGATAAGACCGTATTCTGCTTGGGTAATAACGTGACGATGTACGGTAGTTTGATTCCTGTCTCTTCACCATTGCCATCCACATCCTCGAAGCCTGGAATATCAAGCTCTACATGAACCTCAAGTAGCTCAGCCTCATAGTCGCTGGAACTGCCTGATGGCTTGACGCCCTGAAGCTCATCAATCTCATCCTCAATATCATCTGAGTAAGATGCATCATCATAATCGCCAGAACTCTTTGTCTTGCGATAAAAACCTGTCTGCTGAAGCTTGCGAACCTCGTTCATCGACATGTCAATTACATGCGTGATACGAAC